ATCCTTTCCATTTCCTCTTGGCCCTTGGGATAATACGCGCCAACGGTAGAAACGACAAAGCGGCCAACGCTTGTGTTTAAGTGGTAAGCGCAATCCCTAGAAATAATCAAATGGCCAGCATATCCGTACCATTTCCACGACTTGTGGCCTCGCAAATTATTCATTTCCTGGCTCCACTTGCGCTAGAGGCTTATCAACGGCAAACCCATCAAATCCCTTGCGTTTCCAGTTATAATACGACTGCACCGACTTGATTGCCGGGGCCTTCGGATCTGCCTTGCGCATTTCCTCAACCACCTCTGCGCCGGTCAGCCCGCCGCCATAAACCAACGGCCACAACTCAACCCAGCGGGCCATGCGCAGCGGGTAATCCTTGACGAAGTGCATCTTGCCCATGCGCCCGCCGCGCGCCTTGTGTGCGGCGATACCTGCCTTTGTGCGCTCCGATATAAGGTCGCGTTCCATCTGGGCAAAGGCTGCGCAGATAGTCAGGAACATTCGGCCCATTGGCGTCGTGGTGTCGATGCTTTCAGTCATGGAAACCAACTCAATTCCAGCGGCCTCCATATTCTTGACAGCATCCAGAACGCCCATTGTAGAGCGGCCCAAGCGGTCAAGACGCCACACCACCAGCTTGTCACCGGAGCGCATCAACTTAACCGCACGTTTGAGGCCAGGGCGATCCATTGTCGCCCCGGTCATTTTGTCTGAGAAGATGTGGTCAACGCCAAAGCGGTTGAGCGCATCCTCTTGAAGTTTGAAGTCTTGGTCGTCTGTTGAGACGCGCATGTAGCCATATGTTTTCATATCCCCTACATATGCGATGGGCGCATATATGTAAAGGTAAAATATAATAATGCTACAATGTAATTTTGGGGTTTACACGCCGGTATCTGGCACGTATATGTAATCCAACAAAACGCACAAGAGGACCGATGACATGACCGACAAGCTGCGCGTTCTTGACCTATTCAGCGGCATCGGCGGCTTTAGCCTTGGCTTAGAGCGCACAGGTGGCTTTGAAACTGTAGCGTTCTGCGAGATTGAACCATTCCCCCGCAAGGTGCTTGCGAAACATTGGCCAGAGGTGCCTTGCTATGAAGACGTTACCAATCTCACAGGCGACATTCTTAGACGCGACGGAATTTCCGTTGATGTCATCACCGGCGGATTCCCATGCCAAGACATTAGCGTTGCTGGAAAGCAAGCAGGCATCGGCGAAGGAACCCGCAGCGGATTGTGGTCCGAAATCGTCCGACTTATTGGCGAACTGGCACCGAGCTTCGTCATCGTGGAGAACGTTGCAGCATTGCTTAGTGGCCCAAGTGAACAGCGAGGGGGATGGTTTGGCTCAATTCTCGGAGACTTGGCCGAGTGCGGGTATGATGCTGAGTGGGCAAACATACCAGCGTCAGCCGTGGGCGCTCCCCATCGTCGCGAACGGGTTTGGATTGTGGCGCACCCCAACAACAGGAATGGTGAACCAAGCGAGAGCAAAAGACCCAGAATACGGAGTTCGGTTATTGGCAAAGGGGCAGACAATGACACTTGCGGCGCAGGTCTTAAACCAAAAGCTGTGGCCAACGCCGCAAGCCAGCGACAACAGGGACAGAGGCAACTTGAGCAATCCGTCGGTTCAGCGACGCCTAGCAATAGGCAAGCAAGTATCCTTGGGTCAATCCGTGTCGCTAGAAAGTGGTGCCCTGAACCCGACGTGGGTCGAGTGGCTAATGGGGTTTCCCAGCGGGTGGACCGACTTAAAGGACTAGGTAACGCGGTTGTTCCGCAGATCCCAGAACTAATAGGAAACGCGATACTCAAATCAATTAGCAGATAAGGACCGGTTATGATCGAGACACTCAACAGAGGAACCCGCAAAGCCCGTAAGCCGCACCAATGCTATGACTGCTATCGCATGATTGCCACCGGTGAAGTCTATGAGTTTGGCACGTTCAAATACGACGATGTTTACACACTCAAACAGCACTCGGACTGTATGGCGGCGTCTGCGCATTACATCAAATTCCACGGCATCTATTACGATCATTACGAAGGCATTCAGCCTCTAGCGGATATGATCTCAGACGGTGGCGAAAGTGAAACTGATTACGCCATGCTTCGCGGCCATTTTCCGCACGTTGTCTGCCGCCTTGAATTCAACCAAAGATAGGGACACTTAACATGGCCAGCAATGACAGGCATGTATGCGACGATTGCGGTTTGGTATTTGATCAAACGCAGAAAATTGACTTTGCTTATTCCACCACGACATACGCGGACGGAAACAAGGAAATCTTGACCGAGCCACAGGAAGCCAGCCCATGCTGTGACGCTGGCTTTGAAACCTTCAACGATTAGGACCGTAGGCACGCCAATAGACCCCGCTGACATTGCGCCAGCGGGGGCATTCGTTTGTGAGGTGTCGGATTAGGCTAGAACCACTCCGTAAACCTGGCCTTCTGGCCGTCGTCGGGGTGATACATAAAGCACTCTACGCCCTGCCTGTTGACGTATCCATTGCGGTCGTGCCAGCCGTCAGGCGGGGAAGGCGACCGGACATACTCAATTAGCAATGACGCGCCCTCTGGGGCGGGTGAGCCTGCCATGATAGCAGTAAGGCCAGTGTGGTCCTTCTCGGTCACGAACACGTCCACACCGCGACGCTTGCGTATCTTGTGGTGCAAGTGGTGGCAAAGGGAATACAGGTTCTTGCATTTGCCGATTAACTCGCGCGCCTCAGTGACAAACAGCGCATAGAGCTTTTCCTCCTTGGCACCGTCTCCATGGTGGATCTGAAAGGCGTTGCTCCCATAGCCGTAGTATTTGCGGTGGCGCTCCGACAGGTTGTAATCGGTGGCCCTGACGTTGGGATGATTGGCGAACCATGCGCCCAGCTTTTGCGACAGTGCCCAGCCCATTTGCCAATCATGGTTAGACATGCAATGCACAAGGTCAACCGGGGCCACGTCTGCGCATATCTCTATGGCGTCGCGCATTGCCGCAAAGGCGTCCGAAAAGCCCTGGAATATCGTGCCGTCGCTGTCTTGGAATGTTCCGCTTGTGGTCGTCGACCTTGGATTATCCATGTGCAAAATGTCGTTGCCCAGAACAAACAAGATCCGGCCCACTCCGTAAGGTGCCGCCGCGCGCAGCAATGCCTTAGTGCCTTCCATGACGCGATGCCGTGCTACCTGGCGGTTGTATTCATAGCCGGTTTCAGTCAAGACGCACAACTTGAGGAAGTGGACATCGGCCAAATCAATGACCAACAGATATTCGCCTGTCGGGGCCGGCCTTGGCTCGTATGCCGGTGCGCTGTCTCCTAGCGCGTCTTTGATTGACTGGCGCACCATATCAATTAGCGATGCGTCGTCAGCGCCTTTAGGCTTTAACATGACGGAATAGGTCATGCCGTCCGCGTCTGGCCGGGTTGACTTTGCCCAAGCAAGGACGGGAATCAACTCGGTTCCGACCGCAGACATGCCCGATTGGATGGCCGGGTCTATGTCGCCATTGTGCAGCCGGTCGTTTAGCGTAGACTGCGCGATGCCAAGGGCTTTCGCTGCGTCGCGCTGTGAACCGTAAGCTGATACGGCTTGTTCAGCTTGTGCCCGCTTTTCTGCCGATGTCATCGGCGTGGCCATATCAGAGGCCCACCCCAATTAAGTTGAGAGACTTGCCGCCAACGATAAAACAGGCTGTTCCGTTTGGGGGCAATACAAACATGACCCATTCGCCGGAATTATCGCGCCAAAGCTCAATAGGAATCTGCCCGATTTCGGTGTCTATAGTGGCGGTCACAGCTAAGCGCAAGCCGCCTTCCTCCATCATGGGCGGTACATCTTCGTATGGAATGCAATCAGATTGCGCGAATGATGGGGTGGCCAGTAAGGCCAAAACAATAGCTAGAGATTTCATGGGGCATCCTCCTTTAACTTTTAAGTGCGCCTTGTGCCAAGACACATTCCAATTCAATGCCACGGTAGGCCATGCTGTCAACATAGCTGTCACGGTGATCAGCGGTAGCCTGAGACCGTGCCATTTTGGTTGCGGTATGAAGTTGGGCCACTTCTCGAGCAGTAATGTTGCGGCCTGTCCATGCGTTAAATATGTTGGCAATGTGCTGCATGTTCTCAAATGGGTCGCCATAAGTGCGGTTTCTGTCACCCACCGTCAGAGCCTCGGCCTCTTTAAGCAGACACGCACGTAAAGGCAAAGATGCGCGGGCTAAGATGTCAGCGTCTTCTGTAGCTTTATTCATGTCTACTCCGGGATGAGGTGCGCCCAATCGGGGCAAATTAGCGAAAACACGGCATAGAGTCCGGTGATTTCGTCAATGGTCTGCAATGTATCCTGCCTAGACCGTGTTGGCAATGACGCGCCAAGCTGTCGGCATATCTCCGATTCAGTCGCGCCACCCTTGGTTCTCGAACTGACGCACGCGGTCAGGAAGGTCGCGCTCAACAGTATTGCGAATGTTATTGGCGTTTTCATTGTCGGCTTCCCTTGCCTTGTGTCTGTCGCCCTTAACGGCATCACGCCGCTGGTGTATGGTGAATGCCAACAGTCCCGCAAGCGCCGCCCCTGCCAGCCCTAGGACGCGCCCGAGGCGGCTACCGAGCAACCACGCAATCAAGTCGCCCAGCCCTTGCGCTTCGCCAGCGCATAGAACGCCTCAACAGCCGCGCCAATAACGCCCGCCATGATAAACACAAGGTCCGGGTCTCCCGCAATCGCGTCGCCTGCGCCTTCGCCTAAGAAATAGGC